GGCGGGTCTGCACACCTAGCCCTGAGTGGCTGGATTAAATTTTAAAGACCCGGAAGTAGTCGCTGGGTATCCAGGAGTGTATCCAGGACCGTTCCCCGGTTTGAAAACTGGCGCGCTAAAAAAAAAGCTGGCGCGAAGTCACATACATTCGATATCCAACAAAAATCCAATGCCCCAGCTCATAAACGACCGAGACGCGATGTCGAGATCGCAAAGCTGGGTGTTCACGTTGAACAACTACACGCTCCATGATGAGGGTCACCTGGCGAGTCTTGTCGAGAATGGTGTCGCCGAGTATCTTATCTACGGTCGTGAAGTGGGCGAGAGCGGTACGCCTCATCTTCAAGGCTTCGTGCGATTCTTGGAACGGAAGCGCTTGGTAGCCGTTCGGAGTGCTCTTGGTTCGCGAGCCCACGTTGAAGTTGCAAAGCACCCGCAGCAGGCTCGTGATTACTGCAAGAAGGATGGAGATTTCGTGGAGTTTGGCACGATTGAATTCAAGCGGTCCGGGAAGCGCGATGAATTTCAAATGTTTATCGATGCTGTTAAGTCGGGCGTTACAAGTTGCGCGGAGTTGCGTGAGACGCATGCCAATGTTATGGCGCGCTACCCCCGTTGGTGTCAAGAAATTATCCTTGATAACTGCACACGTGCCACGCAGTCCCACGAAATGCGCACGTGGCAATCGGAGTTGAAAGCAATCTTGGATGGTGAGCCTGATGATCGCACAATTCTCTTCGTGGTTGACTTGATAGGCGACAAAGGAAAGACTTGGTTTGCTCACTGGTATGTACAACAGGCGACGAAGAAGTGTCAAGTGCTGGTTCCGGGGAAGAAGGCCGACATGGCGTTTGCGTTGGATTTAAACACTCGTGTTTTGTTTGTGGATGCACCACGATCGAAACAGGGCGAGTTCATCCAATACGATTTTCTCGAGGAGGCGAAGAACGGCTTTGTGTTCTCTCCGAAGTACGAGAGTCGGATGAAAGTCTTGCAACCGATGCATGTTTGTGTTTTTATGAACGAGATGCCGGACATGACTAAGCTCTCACAGGACCGTTATCACATTATAGAACTATGAATATTCGTCAGCCTGGTATCCCCATTCTCTCTTCGGTCGATTTGTCTCAGCGCCGTCGACGCTTTGGTCGAATTTACTATGAACGCTTGATGGGAGTTATCGACGACTTTGCGATGCTCTTTGATAACGTTTCTCCGTACGCGGCCGAACGAGTTTGGACGGTGTACTTTGCCCCGGTGTTTCCATTTCGCTTGCTTTGGCACTGGCATCAGAACCAACGTGAAGTGCCCGAGAGTCCGCAAGGTCAGATGGCTTGGTTTGAAGTCATGCGCCGCCTGTTCATGTCTTGGTGTGACTGTGTCGGCGTTTCCCGTCACATGTCGTTTGACACGATGCCCGATCCGTTGATTCACATTGAATCTGACGATGAATCGGATGATGACCATCCGTTGGAAGGTATCGATCTCGCCCCTGTTGAAGGCGAAATTTAGTTTAGCGGTAAGCGTAATAGGCGAACCCTTAACCCTAGTACAGGACACACATGGGGAAAACAGTATTACCCCCATGTGTGTCCCGCCGTCCATGCGGTACTCAAATCGTACTTATGGAGCGATTGTACCGTTTGGTGCCTGCCGTTAAGTGCAGGTATAGAAGGGATACCTCTTATATCGAATGTATCTACACGATTTTCTTGTATATACAGAGAGCTCTTACTTATTGTCTATGTTCCCGCGAACGGTGTGTATGTGCCCCCGAATTTGAATCTGAATTGCGTGGTTCCGTCGCCGATGTTGTGAATTGAAATTCCAATTTTTTGTCGGCGCAAGAACGGTCCGGTGTGTCCTACCAATCCTTCGTTGCACAAGAAGGATGCGATTACCCTTCCCAGCTTGATGGCCCAAGGGATGTTGGTGTTGGTACCCCCCAAAGCTTCAGCCACTGATTCTCTTGAAAGTGTTGCTGTAAGGGGGGGCAACATGTAGAAGTTTTGGTCTGCGATCCCTGGTACGAAGCTTGCTCCACAGTGTGGGTTGGCGTTTGGGCAGGGCCCGTATGTGAGGGTCCCGTTGCTTGGATACGAGTTCCACTTTGGGGACCAACGCCTCTCTGTAGCCCACTGGGCTTCCACATACAACCGATAGGACGGTACGATCGGTCCTATTCCGAAGAGAGCACGGAAGTGATTTATGACCTTGATGTTCCAATTGTCGATTTCGAAGACCTTTGGATATCTCGGATTCGCGAATGGTGGACTGGCTTCGTAGAGCTGTCGCAGTCCACGCATAGTGTTTGACGTTGGGAACACCCAAGAACAAATTTGTGGAGTTGTTTTGCCAGTGACGTCATATGGCACCCCGTTCCACACTGACGCGTCCCATGCCGATTGTGGCACCCATCCGATGCCGGCTGGCGCGTGTGATGTAACCGTTGGAACGCCTGCTATCGTGTCGACCAGTAACGTCTGTCGTCCACCGTACACCGGACCAGTATATCCCGACCTTCCATTTTCATACCCTTGTGCATTGCGTGGTGTGAAGCCATATGGAAACCCCACTTCTTGTTCCACGTAGAACGGGTTGAAGCCTGAGCTTACTATCAATTGCGTGCCAGTATATCCTTCGACAGTAGTGTTCGAAGTTCCTCCATCGTCGCCCAACAAGTCTGTGGGTTGGTCATCTACTTCATCGTCTCTATTGCGGCGTCCACCATCGCTTGAGTCGCTTGATGTTTCGAACATAAATTCCCCCCCCTGCCACAGGTTGATTCCATTTGGATAAAATGGCATACCGTCGTACTATGCGTCGTTTGCGCCGACCCGCGTACCGTCGAAAGACCGGATATCGTCGAACTATGAGGAGTGTGATTCCAATCAATCGTTATGGACGACGCGGACTTGACGGCAATTTGGCCGTTTATTTCAATCCATTTTCTCCGGCCAGTTCAACGCCTCGGATTCCAGACAATAAGGTTTACTCGTCTTGTGGGATCAAACTTCAAGCAGTAACGGAATTTTCCAATGACAACACTGCGCCGATGGAGTTTATCCTTTTTCCCGGGTTGAACAATTGTTTGTGTTCGAGCAGTGTGATTGGAGGCTCTGGTCCTACTGCTGGGAACATGCCTTTTACTAATCACGCCGGTGTGATTTTGACTGGTTCTGATTATAACCAGCCGCCAGCAACCGCCATTCACAAATGGCGTATGGTGTCGTGTGGTATGAAGATGACTTTGATTAACAATTCCGATGAGAACGATGGATGGTTTGAAGCCATTCGAGTGCAAGGAAGTGACACATCCGGTTTTGATTTGTCCGTGCTCGGGACGAATTACATCATCGGTGGAGCCGGTGGTGGTTTTCCTGCAATCAATTCGGGCATCACGAATCTGCCCGAACACCCTACCTATATCACCGGAAAGTTACGTGATATTCACAAGTACGAGTTTATTTTGAACCCTCAAGGAGCAGATCATGAATTTGAAATTGCACCCCGAGTAATGACATCGGGTACTGCGACAGAGTTTATGCTTGACAACGAAAACTTCGACATGATTTATCTTCGTGTGTGGGGTCGTGCAGGTGCGAGCACTCCGACGAGACTTATGTGTCATGTTGTCGCAAATCAAGAGTTGGTGTATGACGAAGCTTCAAGCATGGTTCGTTACCATGGAAATGCTCCCGGCACTATGAATTCCATGGCAGTGGCCCGGAAGAGAATGATGTCCGACCCGGCCAGACAGCGCGCTGCGAAGCGCCCTCGTACAGCGTATGCTGCTTATCGTTATTAACATAAAATGAGTTTTAAACAACAGAGCTCTCAGGCCCGTGCCAAGACCACCGCGTACAGAAAGAATTATGAGTGGAAGTCTCGTAATGGTCAGCGTGGTTATTCACTTGGTACTTCATATTCTGATTACTTGCTCAAAGAAGGATTTGATTCAGCGTATGCGTCGCCTGAAGGCTACGCCATCAAGAAAAACCCCATCACGAAAGAAAACGAGATGTTTGTCCGAGGAACCGCGAAAGGCCCGGAGTGGGTCCAGAACGCGGTTGAAGCTATCCCGAGAGAAGCTTATAGCTTTTGGCCGAGCGTCGGACTTGGAGCCGGAATAAGTTTTCGGAAGCGTCGGAAATATGCGGAGAAATTAGACGACGTGGCGCGGAAGAAAGGCGTTAAAGCCGTTTATGGCCATAGTCGCGGAGCAGCCGTTGTGTCTGATATGAAGGCCAAGGTGAAGAAAGTTGGCGTGGACGGCGCCATGCTTCTTGCTGATCGACGTCGTCGAGGTTTCGTGAATTATCGTCAAGCACAACCTTTCGATTGGGCTATCGGAAGGGGTGAGACCAAGAAAATCGTAAAAAAAAGTACGTGGAATCCCAGATCCAAGAAGTTTCACAAGGTATATAATAAATGAGAGAACTGCTGTGAAGGAGTTCGAAAAATAGAATTTATATTGAATAGGGAAATCAATATTGATGTGAGCGCAGTAGTGCAGATGGTACATCCGGGTGACCCCCGATGTCCGCAGCTAGAGCGTGGGTTCACGTTGCCACAGACGCCCTAAGAATGGGCCAGCGGGCACATGCGTTCTTTTGGTGGCTACCTTAAGGGTAGCCGCCTGGCATGGAACCGCGGCGCGAGCGTCAGCGAGTGCGCGGTTCCATTACCAAGTTGTTACGGGGCGGCGGGTCTGCACACCTAGCCCTGAGTGGCTGGATTAAATTTTAAAGACCCGGAAGTAGTCGCTGGGTATCCAGGAGTGTATCCAGGACCGTTCCCCGGTTTGAAAACTGGCGCGCTAAAAAAAAAG